TAATAGTTCTCTTACGTTTTCGTTTGTGGATTTAATTTGAAGTACATCACCATATTCATTCTTAGTTGTACTCTCATCCGCATATATATCTAATGCAGATGATATAATTGGGTCTTGGTCCATAGCATCATAATCTCTAAAAAGTTCTCTACGAACTTGATGATATGCCATTGATTGTGCACCCTGATTAGTTTCATAATAAGACCTTTGTAATTTGGTATATCTATCTCTAAGATTTACAAAGTTTGTATTATGCTGACGGTCTTCGGTATCTACAACTTTTCGTTTACCATCTTTATCAACCGTTACAATTGCGTTGGTTGCGAATAGTTTTTTAAGTCTACCAAAGAAACTCCTATCGTCTAATTGTTGTTCTTCTGCCATAATTTATTTTACCATTTTCTACAAGACCAATATCTTGCTTTTGTTCTAGGACCAGGGTTTTCACAATTGTGTCTTGCTCTGAATGATTTTCTTCTTTCTGGATTTGATTTCTTAATTCTCATTTCCTTATCACCAAAGTTTACCTTGATTACCTTTCCAGTTTTCGGGTTTTTAACATAAACCTTAAATTTCTTAACATCCCCTTGCATTGGTTTTCCTAACTTCACCTCTCTACCCTGATATTCAGCTTCGTAAACACAATTACAATTTGCTTCTTCTAATTGAGTTGAATATACTTTTAAAAAGTTTACGAAATCATCCATATCTTCTTGCTCAACATCCAATTCATCGTAATCATCAATCGGATTATCTTGCGGAGTATCGCCCATAGAATATGCTTTATCCACATACTCATCTTCATTTAGGATATTTGTTAATTTAATCATAGAATTTCTATTTTGACATTATATAACATAAATATCGTAATTTATCAAAACACTACAACCATTGAGTTAAATCCTCTATATCATCTCCAATTCTCATTTTCCAAGGATTATCATCCATACTACTACCACCATATACACCAGAATGCTGCATGTTTGATGAAATACCCCCCATAGCCCTTTTGGTTAAATCAATACCTTCTTGTTTTAAACGAAGTGCGGTATCTCTAACCCATAATCCAATACAAAATGCCATCACCAAGTCATCGTTATAACCCTTCATAGCTTCTGCTCTACCATTCATAAATATAAAAGTAAACAATTCATCTATCAAACGATTAGAACGAACAGTCACTGCTTTTTCTCTAAAGTATTCATCTAATTTAGATACAATTAAAGGTCTAGTTTTAGAAGTTGTTGAGAATCCAGCAACCATCTGTCTTTCATCAGCTCGGTATTTGTTTCTCATTTGGTTTTCAACATCTACATACTTTAAATCCTTACTCATATAGAATAAGTTTTTATATTGTCTATCGATTACTTGCTGAATACACGCCCAACCAATATTTGCATTTTCTATTACAAGTAATGCATCGTTATATTGTGTAGATAATTCAACTAAGAA